CCTACAGCGAACACCTACAATCTCAGCCTTAAAAGCAATTCGAGAAGGGCTCTTAACTTCATCAAGGGTTATAAGCGCTCTCAATGAGCAGATTGAAATAGCATTAGATACTGTAGATGGTGAAGAGGGAAAAGATGTAGGATCTATTATGAGAGATGTAAAAAGACTATTAGAAGTTTCAGAACAATTACCAAAAGCAATTGACACTATAAACTCTCTAGAAGAAAAAGTTAAAAAAGAACAAGCTAATGAATCTAAGATCCGAGGAGGAGGAACTAAAGGTTTATTCGAAGATTAAAATAAAACAATGAAAGAAGATATTCAATTAACCGCAAATTCAAATCAATTATGTAAGTGTGAACAAAGTAACCTTAACATCACTGAGATAAACGAAGGCAATGTACTGTTAGAAAAATTTTGTCCCGCCTGTGGCGCGACGACCATTATCTACAAAGAGATGCCCGTAAAAGAAGAAAAAGAGCATACACCTTATGGAGCTGCTCACTTTATGTATCCAGATAATGATGGAAAGAACTTTAGCGGCACTGTAGAAAACGAATCTGATTTAAAAGGTTTAAAAGAATATTGTCATTACCAGTATGAACACGGAGAAAGCTTTTATTTATTAGTGTCTACAGTCAAAGACGGAAAACACGAAATAGACAGAAAAGATTACACACAGAAAAAAAGAGATACAACAAAAAAGTAAGATGTTTGTAAACACTAACGAATTTAGAAGAGAGGGCTTAAAGTTTTTAAAATATGGATTGTATTGCGGAGATCCAATAGGTAGTGCTCCATACTACGAGTATTGGTACGAACAATTAAGAAGATGTAAAGAAGGATATACTGTTGGTGACGTAAGAATAACAGGTCACCATTATTTTTACATGAACTTCTGCCAAATAAAATTAACAGAAGCAGTGCAGGGAAAAAAAGCCGGTGGTTTTAAAACTGTTTCTTTTCCTGGGTTTTGGGATGGCGATTATGAATACTTTCACGCTATGGAAAGAGCCGCTGCCGAAGGCAAGCACTTAATAGTGGCTAAAGCTAGGCGTAAAGGGTTTTCTTACAAGAATGCTGCCATAGCTGCAAACATATACAACACTACAAAGAATTCATACACACTTTTATGTGCTCATGATAAAAAGTATTTGTATCCAAAAGGTATTATGACCATGGTTACAGATTACATGAATTTTCTTAACGAACACACTGGATGGCAAAAGCGCCGTCAAGGAGTTGATAAAATAAACCACAAACGCGCAAGCTATTTAGAGTATATTAATAAACAAGGCGTTGAGAAAGGTTATAAGTCTGAGGTTGAGGCTATTACGTTTAAAGATAATCCAGATGCTGCAAGGGGTAAGGATGCTAGTTTAGTTATTTTTGAAGAGTGTGGAGCATTTGATAATTTAAAAGCTTCTTATTTAGCAACACGTCCCTGTGTGGAAGATGGTGGTGTAGTTACTGGACAAATTGTATTGTTTGGAACAGGAGGTGACATGGATGGTGGTACGATAGATTTTGAATCTATGTTTTACAATCCAGAAGCTTATGATCTATATCCTTTTGATAATATTTGGGATGAAGGTGCTCAAGGAAGTAATTGTGGGTTTTTCTTTCCTTCCTATCAAAACAAAATAGGATTTATGGACAAAGAAGGTAATTCATTGTCAAATCAAGCAAAACAAGAAGAAGAAGCAAAACGAGATCAGTTAAAAAAAGAAGCTAAAGATGCTTCAACACTAGATAGATATATTACTGAATATCCTTGGATGCCTAAAGAAGCCTTTTTACAACAAAGAGGTAACATGTTTCCAGGAGCCACTCTTGTTGATTGGAGGAATCAACTAATGAGAACAGGGTTACATAAACAAATGGCGGTAGCCGGAGTTTTAGTTGAAGCGCCAGAAGGAATAGAGTTTAGACCTGACCCGCGCGTGCGACCTATAGAAAAGTTTCCTCTTAATAAAACAGATGACTCAACAGGAGCAGTAGTTGTGTATCAGTCACCAGCTTATAACCAAGAAGCAATACCCGACGATTTATATTTTATAGTTCATGATCCATATGGGTCAGATGGTTACGGTGCCTCTTTAGGTTCTGCATATGTTATGAAAAGAATTAACAATATGTCAAAGCCTGATGATATGATAGTAGCATCTTACGTAGGTAGACCAGAGTCACAAGACGAATATAACTATAACCTGTTTTTGCTTGCACAATATTACAATGCACGCATAGGTTTTGAAAATGACCGAGGTGAAGTTATACCATATGCTAAACGTAAAAAGCTTTTACACTATTTGCTACCAGAGGCAGAACTATTTGATAAAACTTCTGGAATAAGAATAAAAAAACTAAATAGAACCTATGGAACTTCCATGGGATCAAAGCAAAGAAAGAATCAAGCAGAAATATATTTGCGAGATTGGCTTAAAACACCAAGAGGTCAACAAGAAAATGGAGAAAGAAAATTAAATCTGCATTATATCTATGATATTGCTTTAATAGATGAGTTAATTAAATATAACAATAAAGGAAACTTTGATAGGGTTTCAGCACTTTTAGTTGGTATGTTTCATATGAAAGATCTCTATAATAAAGAGTTCGAAGCAGAAATAGAGCAAAGTGAAGATTCTTTTTTTAATAGGAAGTTTTTTTCGTAGTTTTGTAAAGATATGAGTAGAATCCCAAAACAAAAAATTCCTCGTAGTCGAAAGACTAAAGAATGGGGGAAAAACACAATTGAAGCTTTTATAGACAGGAGCTCTTTTTCCAGTCAACACAAAGCTCAATTGCATAACTACTACGACGCATATAATGGAAACTTAGTTGAAGCAGATTACAACTACGTAACAAATCCTTATAACTCTGAAAAACATAAAGTAAAAGGCTTTCCCGCTAAATTAAGAAGTTACAACATTATTAAACCTGTTGTAGATTTATTATTAGGGGAAAAATCTAAAAGACCTTTTGCTCATCAAGTTGTTATCCGTAATTCTGACATGAAGGATAACCAACAAAAACTATTACAACAAGAACTTAAAAAATACCTAGAGCAAAAGTTTATCAATGAGCTTAATCAAATGGGTATGGAAACAGGTGAGCCTTCTCAAGAGCAAATGCCATTAGAAGAGTTGAAAGAAGAAATTCTTACAAACTACAAAGATGCAAGAGCTATTATGGGTCAAGAGGCTTTAGATTATATGATAGATAAACTAGAACTACCGGATCATTTACAAATGGGGTTCTTTGACTGGTTAGTCTCTGGTGAAGTCTATTCATATAAAGATATCTGTATGAATGAGGTAGAATATGAAATAGTATCACCATTAGATTTAGATTACGAAAAATCACCTGACATTCAATTTATTGAAGACGGAGATTGGGCAATCAGAAGAAAGATGATGAGTGTTAATGCTATTGTTGATTCTTTTTATGATGTTTTAAAACCAGACGAAATAGATAGATTAGAAAGCCCTAGTGGTAAAACGATGAACGGTATATTATCTCCGTTTAATCGCGATTCTAGATCTATGGACACTGAAAGATTTGCTGAGGTACTACATGTAACATGGAAATCATTTGCTAGAATAGGAATTCTAACTTACTACGATGAAGTAGGTCAAGAACAACAAATGATAGTAGATGAAAAATATAAATTAGATTCTGATAAAGAAGAGTCTATAGAATATTACTGGGTTAATCAAGTTTGGGAAGGGTATAGAATTGACGGAGATATCTTCGTTAACATTCGTCCTCATCAAGTACAAAGAAACGAAATGTCAAACTTATCCGTTTGTAAGCTCCCTTATAACGGTCGCATCTACTCAAATCGACATTCAGATCAAATATCCGTCGTTTCGATGGGGGTACCCTACCAAATTTTATATAACATCTTTCACTATAGATTAGAACTTTCTATTGCTAAGAATAAAGATAAGATCATGTTAATGGAAATGAATACAATTCCAAAAAGACATGGTTGGGACGAAGAAAAGTTTATGTACTACGCAGATGCGATGGGATATGCTTTTATAGATTCTACAGCAGAAGGTAAACGTGGTGAAGCTGTTACGTTTAATCAATTCCAAGTATTGGACATGAGTTTAGGGCAATATATAGCCGCTCAGTTCCAATTACTACAATCTGTTAAACAAGAATGGGAAGAACTTATTGGTATCTCAAGACAGAGAAAAGGACAGGTGCAAGCATCTGATGGTATTGGAGCCACAGAGAGAGCTGTCTTTCAAAGCTCTGTAATGACAGAAGAATTGTTTAGACGTTTCGATAAATATGTAGAAAGAGAATTTAATGGTCTACTTGATACATCTAAAGTTGCCTGGAAGGATGGTAAGAAAACACAATACATTACCGGTGATTATAGAGAGGCTATTTTAGATATAGATGCTGAACTTTTCCAAGAAGCAGAGTATGGCGTGTTTGTTAAAAACAATTCTATTGAAAATGATAAAATACAACAGTTAAAACAACTTACATTATCATTTGCTCAAAATGGATCACAACCAGGGACTATTGCTGAGATACTAGACTCTAGTAATTTTGCACAAATAAAAGAAAAGCTTAATGAAGTAGATGCTGCTGAAAAGAAAATACAAGCAGCTCAACAACAGCAAGCACAGCAGATGCAACAACAACAATTAGAAGCACAAGCGGCAGCTTCTCAAGCAGCTCAAGAATTTGAAGCTAATCAAAACCAACTTGATAGAGATAACAAGATACAGGTTAAAGAACTTGAAATAGCAGCCAAAACTGTTGACCAAGATATGAACAATAACGGCATTAATGATGCTGTTGATCTTGAGCGAGTTAGAATCGAAAGAGAAAAACTATCGCAAAAAGAAAGAGAAATGCAATCAAAAGAACGCATGGAAAATAAAAAATTAGACCTTCAGAAGAAGGCATTAAGTAAGAAACAAACATAAAAAGGCTCTATATAAACACAAACAAAAGTTTGCATATTATATATTGAAATTTAGTATAATTTAATTAATTTTGACATGAGTAAAGAAGACAACCTAGATTTATCAAAGATAAGCGTAAGCGAACTCTTAGATGACAAGCAAATCCCAAGTACAGAAACTACAGAAGAAACACCAGAAGCCGTAGAAACTGAAACTCCAACAGCAGAAGAAACATCTGAAGAGACTACAGAAGAAACATCTGAAGAAACTCAAGAGGATGATACAGAAGCAGAAGCTCCTAATAATGATTTGCAAGAAACTGCAGATACATTAGAACAAGAGGGAGAAGGAGAAGAATCAGAAGCTAGTATTATATCCACTCTTAAAGAAAGATTAGGATATGAAATAGAAGGAGATTTTGAAGATGACTACGATGGTATAGCTGGTTTAACCAAAGCTATGGCAGAAAAGATTGCTGAAGAGCAGTTTAGATCTGTGTTTCAATCGTTTCCTGACATTCAGGAGTATTTAAATTACAGAGTATCTGGAGGAGATCCAGACAAGTTCTTTAAAGTAGCAGCAAAAGAAATTGATTTCGGAAAGCTGTCTTTAAACAAAGAAGACAAAGGCATGCAACGTAAAGTTGTAGAAAGTTTTATGCAAATGCAAGGTTTTGAAGCGGAAGAAATAACTGAAGCAATACAAGACTATGAAGATGCAGGTCTTTTGTTAAAGAACTCTGAAAGAGCAGTTAAAAAATTAGCAGCTCACCAAGTAAAACAAAAAGAGTCTTTAGTACAAGAGCAACAAAAGCAGGCACGAGAGACTGCTAAACAAACTCAAGAAACTTGGGGTCAGATAGGATCTATCATAAACAAAGGTAGATTAAGAGACTTTACAATTCCTGAGAGCGACAAAAAAAGATTTTATAGTTGGATGGCAACACCAGTAGATAATAACGGTAGAAGCCAAAGACTTATAGATAGAGAAAAGTTAGATCAAGAGTCTATTCTAGCAATGGAATACCTTATGTATAAGGGATTAGACATATCTAAATTAGTAAGCGCCAAAGTAAATACAAAGCAAGCGGCAAGTTTGAAATCTAAATTGAAATCAAGCAAACCAACAGCTTCTAGAAGAATGAAGGGTAATAAAGGAGGATATAACAAGACTAGTAATGGTCGACCTAATATTCCAACTTTAGACAAGCTATTAGGCTAAACACGAATTTTTAATTTTAATCTTTAATATTTATTTAATCATGGCAGCAGACAACGCAAAAAGACTTCGTTTATACGAAGATTTCTTCAACGCAGAAGGAATGACAGATGAGAACTCGTTAGCGAGCGCTCTTCTTACTCAGCCTGATGTATTATCACCTGTGATCACTCACTTGGCAGGAAAAGAAGACAAGAGGTTTCCTCTTTCTTTTCTTACTGAAGGAACTGGTTCAGTAAAGTACATCAACGACATTGAGTACGATTATCCAGTAATGGGTAGACTAAACAAAGCAGTTAGATCTAGTTCACTAGTTTCTGGATCAGGTGCAAATTACACACGATTTAAAGTAGCCTTTGATAGCAAATGGTTTATCAAACAATACATTATTGAAAGTGAGAATGGAATCCAGGCAAGAGTAATGGATGAACCATATGAAAACGCAAGTGGACAATGGGTTTATACTTTACAATTAGTTACTGCAGATGAAAACGATTCAATCGGAGCATCTGATGTAGCTGGTAAAAACTGGGTACAATTATTCGCGCCAACAGCGATCTCTGGATCAGTTGGTAATGAGAGCAATTGGGTTGCTCCATCTAAAATGAGAAATCAAATTTCTCTTATCAGAAAGTCTTACCGTTATGAAGGTAATGCACCTGATAGAGTTGTAAACTTTGAGTTTAACGTAGACGGTAGAAAAACTGCTTTATGGTATGACTTCGAAGAGTACCAACACATGTTAAGATGGAAAGAAGAAACTGAATACGCTCTTTGGTATTCTAAATACAACAGATCTACTGAAGGTGTCATTCACATGAAAGACGACAACGGTAAACCAATTCCACTTGGTTCTGGGGTATTAGAACAAATTCCTAACGTAGATACTTACTCTACATTAACAGCTACAAAAATCAAGTCAGTAGTAAGAGATGCATTATACGGTGCTTCTGATGCTCAAGACATGAACATAGTATTGTTCACAGGTTTAGGTGGAATGGAAGAATTCGATAACGCAATGAAATCTGAACTAAGTTCTGGTACTTATATCAAGAACACAGATCCTTCTAACTTTGTTACAGGGTCAGGTTCAACATTGCAGTTAGGTGGTTTCTTTACTTCATACAGACATATTGATGGTCACACAGTAACAGTGAGACATTTACCTTTATTTGATCATGGTGCAAGAGCATTGAATAGTCCAAAACACCCAGTGACTGGATTACCAATGGAATCTTACAGAATGATTTTCTTAGACATGTCAACTTACGATGGTGAAACCAACGTACAGATGGTATCTAGAAAAGGTAGAGAATTAGTAAGATGGGCAGTTGCAGGTGCTTCAGTACCTCCAGGATTCAACAGCGGTAACTCTTTAAGAGCTAACGACGTTGATGGTGCATCAGTTCACTTTATGAAAGAATGTGGTATCGCAATTAGACGAGCTACAAACTGTCTACACTTAGAATGTGTAAAATCATAAATTTATAAGCAGTCAGGGGAGTAGAAATGCTCCCCTTTACTGTTTTGTTTAACATAGAAAATAAAATCATGAGTTCAAGAAAAGTAGTTTTAAAACGAAAAGCTAACGCAACAAATTTACCGGAACACGTTTATGCAGAAGCTAAACGAAAAATAGGTTCCACTTTTTCTAGTAATGGAGACTCTCAAACAGGTCTTACCTTTGCAGAACAAAAAAAATACATGCCTCAAATAATTGGTGTCGATGCAACTGACATTAATTTTATGAAAGAGGTAAAAAAATATTTCCATAACATGACTGTTACTATTGAATCTACAGGAACAGATTTAGAAGTAGGAACAGATGATAATGGAGAACCATTAAATTTAATGGATTACATAAGATGGAAATTCGCATGTGCGCATCCCTACGTAGCGCAAGATGAAAAAGAAATGAAATCTAATAGAGGTTACAAGTACTTTATCTATGATACCAAAATTGAAAAAGTTAAAAAGCTATCAGGAGTTAGAAAGAGAAAAGAAGCTTACAAAGAATTTATAAAGGTTACCTCTAATGTATCCAAAATGGATCAATTATTACAAGTTTACGGTTACGAGCCTAAAACAATGGATGAAGCTCAGAAAGAAATCACTCTTGAAGGAGAGGTTGAAGCAGATCCAACACAGTTTTTAGGATATGCTACTGATAAGAATTTAGAGCACCAGGCTTTCGTAAACGACTGCTTGACAAGAGAAGTCCTACGTAAGGTAGGTAATACTATATTAAACGGAGATGTGTCTTTAGGAGACTCTATGGAAGAAGCGATCTTGTTTATAAAAGACAAGAAAAATTCTGATGTATTAACAACCTTAAAAGCACGTCTAAAAACTTTTAGTTAATTATGACAGTAGCAGAAATGCATTTTGCTGTAGAACAAGGTCTACAAAAAGTAGGTTCTAATTCCTTTGATACTTTTTTACCAGAGGAATTGGACTTTGCTTTAAATAAAATGCAAGAGCGTTTTATAAAACAACGCTTTTGGTCTAAATCAGATCCAAAACAATCAGGATATTACGGTACACAAAAACGTATTGATGATTTACGTGTGTTAACTATATTAGATTATAGTGATGACGTTTCTACAATGAGTGCTACTGTAGATCATGAGGATTTTGATTTACCAACAGACTACATGTTTTTAATTAACTCTAGAGTTAAAGTTTATTACGATGATTGCGGAAGAGCAAAACTAGGAGCAGATGTTTCAGCAGGCGAAACAGAAATAGAAGTAGACAAGTATAAAAAAGAAGTTGTCTTACGGATTGTTGAGCCAGATGATGCATACAATTTGCTTGCAAGTCCTTTTGCACAATCAACACATAAAAGCCCAATGGGCATAATTTCAGATACGTTTATTAAGGTATTTACGAACAAAAGGTTTCTATTAAAAGGTGTAGGCTTAGATTACATTAGGGAGCCTTCAGAAATTTCCTTATCTTCGAACCTGGATTGCGAGCTAGCAGAACATACACACCAAGAGATAGTAGATTTAACAGTTAAACATTTATTAGAAGCAACAGAGGCTCCGAGATACCAAACCAATTCAATTGAGGGATCTCAATCTGAGTAATTAATTTAATTTTAATCTTTAATATTTATTTATCATGGCAAAAAAAGAAGTCCTAATCATCAACAGTGATACTGCTGCTGCTTCTGCTTTTGAAGCTGCAAAGTTCGGTTACGCAAAAGATGGCGCAACTTTTACAGCTGCATTAACAAGCGGAGACGACAACGTATCATTATTCTACGGATCTAAAAACGTAGGTCCAATCAGCGAAGGTAACATCAAAAAAGTTACTTCTATAGCGTATAGCGCTGGAACAGCACAATCCTCTACTGCAACAATTGCATTAGAATCAGGAAGTGCTTATGTAAAAATCATCAACACTACTAAAGGTACTATGAACCTTCCAATTAAAACTTTCGAAGGTGCAAGTGCTGCAGCTATTGAAGCTCTTATGGATATTGAGTTTGCTAAGTCAAGCTCTGAGTTCTATGGTTTTGGTGCAAGTATATCTGGTGCTGTTATTACAATTACAGCTCCTATTGACTCACATTTCAGATTAGCTGGAAATGACGCTAGTTCATTTGTTTACGGTACAGCAGCTGTTCCTTCTGTAGGAACTGAAGCTAAAGTAGCTCAAGCAGAAAAAGCTGGATTCATTGACGGTGGTTTATTTGGTCTTGGTGGTACAAACATCAAACAACCAGTATCTGTAGTATCTGGAAATTATGATTTAGTTTTAATCGAAGCTGAAAAAGTAACACCATCTAAAGCAGTTGGAAATGCAAAAAATTATGACAGTTTCATTATTGAAGTGTACGTAAAAGACGGCAACTCTACTGTAACACCAGCGGCTATTGTAACCGAGGTGGAAAAACTTAAATAGACACACTTATAATATAATTGTTTGTTAGTTTTATTGTTAGTTCAAAGGAGGGGGCGGTTTTAAAACTGCTCCCTTTTTTATTACAAAATAACAGACAAGTTAAAATTTAGTATTTTTGAGAAACCATAAATCAAACAATCGTGAAGTTAGAAGACGTAATAAAACAAAAGTTAATAGAAAACCCAGATTCAAGTTTTAGCCAAATAGCAGAAATAGTACAAGCGCACCATACCGGAGAAATGTTTTCTCATCGTACCTTACGACGTAAGGTCGCAAAAGTATCAAGACATGAATCAATAAACGATTCAAGAGTACCAACAACATATAACTATAAAGGAGAAAAACCTATTACCTCTTTAGCTGAGGCTATTGATTTCTTCAAAATAGATCTTAAAAAATTTGAAGTAACTGGTTACACCTGTAACGCGTGGGATGTTACTTCACAGAAAGGAAAGAAGACTAACTATCAAGTTAAGCTTACTTTAAAACCACGTGAAAAAGAAATAGATTATAAAGAACTGAGGAAAAACTTAGACTCTGCGATATCTACTATAAATGTAAAAAGAACACCTGGCACTAATCATGGCGTTCTATGTCTGGCAGATTTACATATAGGAGCGGATATACAGAATTTAGCAAAAACACAGGACTTTAATTACAAAACAGTAATAGAGTATTTAAGAAAGATAGCAGACAAAGTAAATGAGAAAGACTACAAGAAAGTGTCAATTATCTTTCTAGGAGACTTTATAGAGTCATTTACGGGACTTAATCACATCAACTCATGGAAAAGCATGGGGAAAGGATTATATGGTCACCACGTCGTTATTTTGGCTTATGAAATATTAAGAGATTTTTTAGCAGCGGTTAATAATTTAACAGACGTGTATATGGTTGCAGGTAATCATGATAGATCTACCTCTGATGCAAAACACGATAACGAAGGTGATGTTGCTGGATTATTGTTTTATATGGTTAAACAAAGCTATTTAAATAAAAAAGTTAATATTGAGTTTTCTTCTATTATTTTAAATAGAATGATAGATGGTATTTTTTACGTAATGACTCATAACCATCATGGAGTATCTAAAGGAGATATAGGAAAAGTATTTTTTGAGTACGGAGATCAAAATTCTTATAACATTTTACTAGGAGGTCACTGGCATTCTAGAAAATCTAAAAAGGTTTTTCATACTCTAAACGAAACTTACCTAGATCAAGCAAATTATCGTGCTGTAGATATTGCCCCATTGTTTACCGGGAACTTTTACAGCGAGTCAAACGGTTGGACTAGTAATGCTGGTTTTAGTTTGATTGAAAACAATGGTAATGGTAAACCTAACATATTTGATTATTCTTTATAATGGCTGCAGGATCACACAATTTTAAAATCGAACAAGGTACAACGTTTAATAACACACTTACATATAAGCAAGCAGATGATACTGCTGTAGATATAAGTGGTGCGCAAATAACTTTAAAAGCAAAAGACAACAGAAGTGATAGTACACTTGTTGTTGATTTGAGTGTAGGTAATGGAATAACTATTACTAATGCAACAGCAGGAGAGTTTACTATTAGTATTCCTTCTTCTACAACTGCTAATTATACTTGGAACAGAGCTGATTTTGATTTAGATCTTACTTTATCATCTACTACTGAAAGATTAATATCCGGACAAATACAAATTATAAAATCAGTAGCATAATGGCTAAATACGTAAAAATATCCACACCAGCAAATAATGAGGTCCATGTAAATTCCTCAACTAAAAATAAAATTGTAACTTCGCAAAACCAGGTGGTAGTTACCAGTGTAGGTACTCAGGGACCTGCAGGTACAGCATCTACTTCTGAAGTTTTCACACAAGCAGTAGCATCAAGTGAATGGGTTATTAATCATTCACTAAATAAAAAACCATCAGTAACAGTAGTTGATTCAGCAGATACAGTAGTGGTAGGGGAAGTTGTTTATAATACAAATAGCAGACTCACAGTAAGCTTTGAGGCGACGTTCTCAGGAAAAGCATATTTAAACTAAATGTATAATATAATTAAAAATAAATAATCATGGCTGAAATTAAACACCTTGTTGATATTAACCTTAATGGTAATCAACTACAAAATGCATCTATACACCCTTTAGGGACTGCTCCGACTGCAAGTTTACAAGCAGGTCGTATATATTTTGATACCTCACCTTCTGCAGAAGTTGACTATAGATTAAAAGTTTATAGTGGAGCTACAGGGGGATGGTTAGAAGTAGGCGATCCTGTTTATGACGCAACAGTAACAGTTACTGCTGGAACTCTTTTAAGTTTTGGATCTGGAGAAACTGGAGTCTTTACTTTAAATCAATCTGCTGATAAATCGTTTACAATTAATCACGACGCTGTAACGGCAACAGCAACTGCTGGAACTGCCGTAACGTTAGGATTTGGAGAGGCTTTCAATAACATATCTACAACTTATACAGCACAAGGTCACGTAGATACAGTTACTACTGTTGCTACTACTTTACCTAGTTTAGGTACAACTTCTACTACAGCATTAGCTGGTGATACAACTGTTGATGATATTAGTAATGCAAACTTATTAACTAGATTAGCTGCTCTAGAATCATCTAGTGGCGCTGCTAACGAAAACATTGTTATAGGTGCTGACTCAGGTGATACTATAGTTATTACAGGTAACTTAACTGTATCAGGTACAACTACAACAGTTAACTCTGAAACAATTAACCTAGCAGATAATATTATTACTTTAAATAGTAATATAGCAGGTAACGTTGCTCCTTCTGAAAATGCAGGTATTGAAGTTCTTAGAGGTAATGCATCTGATGTATCTCTTTACTGGAATGAGGCTACAGACGAATGGATGCTAAATGATGGTGCTGCTAAAGTTATTGCTACAGAAGGTAATATTGCTTTAGGTACTGATACTACTGGAGACTATGTTGCTACTATTACAGGTAGTACAGGTATTGATTCTTCTGCCGCAACATCTGGTGAAGGAACTACTCACTCTTTAACTCTTGATTTAAATGAACTAACTGACGCTACAGGTATAGTAAGTTTAGCAGGGGTAGGTGCAAGTAACGCTACTAAAAAATTCCCTATAGCTACTGTAGTTGCAGAAATTCTTAGTGACGTAAGCGCAAGCACAACTGTAGGAGATGATACTGAAACTGTTTTTTATATAGATCACGGTTTAAGTTCTAACAAAGTAATTGTTCAATTATACGATGCTACTGGTAATACTGTAATAGCAGAGGTTAGACGTGGTGTTAGTGATGCAAGTAATACAGTATCAACAGATCATATAAAAGTTAGTTTTAATGTAGCTCCTGCATCAGACGAACAAATTACAGTTTTAATACAAAAAGTAGCGTAATCGTACTTTTTTAAATATTTAGTAAATTATGGCTCAAAAGTTTCTAACAAATATTGATGTTTCAGGTAAGATTGTTATTGATGGTAGTATTTTTACTAACGGTTCTACTGTATTAGATGTACAAGGTTCTCAAGGTCAATTATTCTCTGTAACTAATAGCCTTAGTGGTGATTTGTTTTCTATATCTGATATATCAGGTATACCTATATTAAATGTTAACTCAAGTGGTTTAGTTACTATAGATGGAAACTTAAACCTAACAGATGGAAACTTAAACTTAGGCGATAGCGATAAAATACAATTAGGAGCTTCTCAAGACTTACAGATATACCACGACGGAAGTAATAGTTTCATCCAAGAAGTTGGAGCTGGTATGTTAGCTATCGATACAAATGGTACTGATGTTAGAATTACAAAGACTGACAGTGAGTTTATGGCTAAGTTTGTTACTGATGCTGAAGTGCAATTATATTATAATGGCTCTAAAAAGTTTGAAACCACAAGCACAGGCGTTACTGTAACAGGGAACGTTGGAATGACAACTGGTCATTCGACAGGCAAGTTTGCCGTAATGTCTACTGGCGTTCATGCTAGTTATGATTTTTATAATAACGGCACAAGTTATTTCAACGGAGCGGTTACCGTAGATGCTGCTTTTACTCAAACAGGTGCATTAGCCTCAACTTTTTCAGGTAGTTTACAAGTTGATAAAACTTTATCAGTTGGTGGTGCAAGTTCTAGATTTATTCTACATTCAGGAACATCACTTGTCTCTGGTTCAGGTACAGACAACGCTACGGAAATAGACTGGAAAAATTCAACTCACTACATACCTTCATTAGCATATGCTTTTAGAGTTAAATTAGTTGTTACTGGAACAGGTACAGATAGCGGTGCTAGTTATATAGTTTATTACAATAACACAACTTCGGCTTGGGTAGTAAGACACGTAACTTTAGCAGGAACAACTAGTAACCATGCTCTATTAACAATGGCTTCAGACAGCGGGGGAACTTATATGGCTGCTTACCATAATCATCCTGGTGACTACAATATAAGATATTGGGTAGAGACATTTGACTCTGGAGACCAAGATATGGATGGTCATACCTTTGGTTCTGATTTTCAGTGGCAAAGGTCTAATGACACTTTAACTTATGCAGATGGTGATGTACAAATTACAAATGATATATCAGCAAATAATTTATCAGGAACAAATACTGGAGATCAGGACTTAAGCGGATATTCTACAACTAGTCATAACCATGACGGCAGGTACTTAAGAACACACGCAAGACATTCAGACGACTTAGACACTATTACTACCTCAGGTGTTTATATATGGGATGTAAGTGAGGCTGACGATGAACCAACAGGAGCATCAGATGGATTACTTACTATTAAATATTGGGATTCAACTCACTGGGCTACAGCAAACTTCCAGGATTTTCATGCTAATAAGTTATACATAAAAAGTAAACAAAATAACACATGGCAAACAGACTGGGCACAAGTATGGACTACAGATCAATTAACAACAACTAATAAAACTAATTACGATACTGCGTATACGCATTCACAGGCTACTCACGCACCTACGGATGCTGAAGCGAATGTGCAAGCAAATTGGACTGAAACCACTACTACTGATGATTCTTTTATACTTAATAAGCCTAGTACGTTTCCACCAAGTACACATAATCACGATGACAGGTACTATACTGAAACTGAATCAAATGCTAAATTCTTAACTAAAGATGGCTCGGCAAAAGAGTGGGTTTTTGAGGTAAATGATGAGGGTAGTCTATCAGGTAATAAATGGTATAAAATTGCTACTGTAAACCAAGGTAATGGTGGTTTACACATTAGGGGTCTTTTTTCTAATCACGTTGAAGGATTTGCAGCACAAAAAGTTGACTTAGGTATCGTAGGTCGTGAAGGAGGGACTAATGATACTATTGAGATAACTGGGCAAGTTGATGTTTTACATAATGCATCTGGAGCAACTGACACTGATAAATGTGGTATTAGAATTATTGAGTCTGATATTACAACTAGTCAGTATTATCATTATTTTGATGTTTATGTAAGAACTACTAGATACCAAATGTTAAGACTTCACTTAACTAAATCAGGTGCCACTACTTTTCATACATCACCTACAGTAGTTACTACAGAACCTGCTCCAGTATCAGGAGGTACTACAGGTGTTGAAATAGACACTTCAACACTTGAAGAAGGTAACTATGTCGTAGATAACAGTACTCCAAGAGAAATATATCACGAAGGACATCTACCTACTCTAACAGAGTTAGGTGCTGCTGCTGATACAGTAGTTAATCAGACAGACTTTGTCTCTGCGACAACAGGTGGTAATTTTGGTGGTAATCTAACTGTTCATACTGGTGCGGGTACTGGATCTTTATCAGTCGGTAGAACAGCAGATCAATCTATAAAATTATATATAACTGATGTAAATAATTCTATTACTGCTGCTCAAGATTCTGATGGAAACTCAGAACATAACTTTATCTTAAATAGATCTTTTGCAGGAACAGGAGCTAATAATTTTAAAATACAAAAAGGAGGGTCTGATCAATTTACTTTAAACTCAGCTGGTTTAGCTACTTTTGCAGGTAGTGTACAAATAACAGGAGCGTTAACTGTTAACGGCACTACGACTACAATAAACACAGCAACTGTAGAGGTTGAGGATAATATACTACAACTTAACACAACTCAAGGAACACCTGACACTGCAACAGCAGCAACGTCTGGTATATCTATTTATAGAGGAGTTGATGAAAATGACGTTGCTATTACAGAAGCAAGTTTAATATTTGATGACGGGGATGATACTTGGGATTTAACTAATGATTTAACTGTTGCAGGGGATGTAATTGGTGCTTCTTTTGCGATACCTAGTGGAGCATCTACAGGATTTTTAAAAGCGGATGGATCTGTTGATGGAACAACATACTCTGGTTATAATTTTGGAGCATCAGATTTATCTTTTCAAGGTGCAGACCCTGGAGATATTGTTTGGAAAGCCGCAGATGGAACAGAGGTTCACAGAATATGGTCTGGTTCTAATGATTACTTGACATATAGAAATGATGCAGGTACTACATATGAACTAATATCAGCGGGCTCTACTAGTTATAATAATGGAGATTGGGATAATGCATTTACACATGCTGAGTCTGCTCACGCTCCAACAAATGCAGAACAAAACGTTAATGCTGACTGGACTTCAACAAGTGGAGATTCACAGATCTTGAATAATCCAGGAACTCCTTATTTAACTGGGGTGACTGATAGACACATATTCCCTGGATTAGGAGCAAGTGCGACACAGGCTAGAAGACATCATATTGGACGTGTTTACTATTGTCCAAAACATTGGGATACTACATGGCAGAATCTTTATTTTACAATAAATGAAGAGACTTATAACTCAGGGTATATCAAGTATCATTTATTTGGATACTACAACGGAACTGATAACCAAACTCTAAATTTAAAAGTAGTAGACTACAGAGGTAACAACGGTGATTTACAAAGATACAAGATAGTATTAGGAGATCATACAGATACAGGTTGGGATCACTCTAGTCAAAGTGTTTTCTATACTGATATATATGTTGAAGTTTCTCATTACAAGTCTGTTAAGGTAGTAATTGACGCATTAGGTCACCCAATATTACATACTAATCCAACTTCAGGTGCAGGTATAACTGTAATTTATGAAACTCCAACTATTACAAATATAACTTACACTAATGAAACTTACGACACTACTTATTTAGGGTCAGATACTAAAATCTGGAACTCAGCAAATGATGGTTCAGGATCAGGATTAGACGCTGATACTGTTGATGGGACGCAAGGCAATCTATTAAAAAGAATAAATGGAGAATTTGTTTTAGATGTTAATGACGATTTTGACTCAGAAACAGGAACATGGGCTGAAGGAACAGGCGCTGCATGGGGTGAACCTAATGTTACAGGAGGCTATGCTTATAATGATGGAACAGGTTCAAGAACATATGACGTTCCTACTGGTGCAGAGTCTTGTTGGATTTCACATTTGACTTGGAGTAGTGGTGGTTATGTTGATGTATTAGGTGTTCAATCAGATGGTGATGAAGTTTTCTTAAGAAGAATAAACACACATCAAACAGTCCAAAACAGTGACGAAGGAGCGGGTCAACATGATGGCTCTACTATAACTTTTGCAGGTACAAGTTTAAGTAGTTTTGGAAAAATAAAATTTAAAAATAGAACAGGTAGATTTCATCTTACTGGTATTACTTTTTCTTCTTCACAGTGGGAAGGAACTGAAGGTACAGGAATGATACACCCTGCACAAATAACACAACAAGGGTCGGGTAATGGTTTAGACTCTGATAAGTTAGATGGTCAACAAGGAACTTATTATTTAAACTATAATAACTTTACTAGTACTCCTACAATTCCTACTGATCATGGTGATCATGCTGGTTTATATTTACCTATAGGCGGAGGTACACTTACTGGTCAATTATATGTAAACGAAACTGTTAAAGCTGAGGGATTTTTTAGTCATCAAGGTACTTATACAGCAACTACTCATACTAATAATTGGCAAAAAGTATACTCTCACAATTGGAGTACGTTTTCTTTTTCCGCATTTACTTTAAAAGTTTTAGCAGGTGGAAATACAGCTAATAACAATATAAATGCAGATGTGCATATTAACTATAAAATGCAAAACGGGGTATACCGTGTATATGCTAATATAGTTAATTATGGATCAGAAGCTTTATTAGCTGAGAATTTTAAAATTAATCTTTCTGTAACATCTGCTGCATCAGGGTCTTGGACAATATGGCATAAATTAATAAGTAATTATCAAACCCCTTACTATACACTTGTAGGCTCAGGCATTGAGGGAACTTGGTATAGTGATACGCCAGAGACTTCTCCTACAGGAGATGATGACACTTGGAATGAAAGAATAATACTTAACAGTATGAGTGTTGATACTGATAATTCTGCTAATGTTGGTATTGGAACAACTTCTGCTACATCTTTATTAGAAATTAGTCAACAATTATCAGCGGCTTCTACCATAGATTATCCGTATACTATTTCATCAAGAGATGATGGTAATTCAATTGATCAACAAGGAGGCGAAGGTGTAGGTGTTAAATTTAGAATAGCTGGTAATGCAGCAACAACCCCAGGTGATAGTTTAGTAGGAGCAAGTATTGCTGCTATTAGAGAAAGCTCTTCTGATGGAGATTCAAGTACAGGTTTAGGATTTTTTATTACACAAAATGATGAAACATTAGATGAGGCTTTAAGGATTGATCACGACGGTAAAGTCGGAATTAATACTGATAGTCCTGATTACACATTAGATGTTCAAGGAGATATATCCTTAGTTGGAGGAGGTGAAAACTACGCTATTATGTCTCCGATTAATCAAGGAATGCAAATTGCTGTTGGTGACCCCGCTGCTGTTGCAACTCCTTTAGTTACTTTTGATGGAGCAAATCAAAGAGTAGGTATTGGGCAGGTTAGTCCTAGTGAGAAATTACAAGTTGCGGGTAAAGTATATATAGAAAGCCAAGGTGTTAACTGGAATGAAACAACACCAGGTACAACTAGAGGAGCGATACATCTTGACCCTGCAGGTAATGGTGTAGCACATACTGGTAATGCCATAACATTTGGAGCTAGTGATCATAGCAATGGTTCAGTAGCAGATGCAGGTATATACACAAGATCAGACGGGACGTACGGTACTAAAATGTATCTTGCTACTACTGATTCCTATGCAGTAGGCTCTAAGACCCGTATGATGATTAATAGCAACGGTCATATAGGTATCGGAACAAGTAGTCCTCAACAAAAGCTACATATAGAAGGTAACATATATATGGGACCTAATAATACAAACAACTTTGTACACTCTGGTGCTAATTTAGGATTACAAGCAGATGGTGAGGTAAAGATAGTATCTGATGTAAATGATACTGCTGGTGGAGGAGGCTCCGATATTGTCTTCGGATACGGATCTTCAACAAATACAGATTCAAATCAGAATTTTACTGAAGCAGAATTATCAACGTACCCTAGAGTTGAGGTAATGAGAATTGACGCTAGTACAAATAGGGTCGGTATTGGTACAAATAGTCCTTCAGAGAAACTTGATGTTAATGGTAATATAAAAGTTGACAATGCTTTACTTTCAAACCAAGAAAATACAAATGTAGACACAGGAACTGAAGCAATAGCCAGTGTAGTTTTAGCAACGTATACCGCAGCATTTTTTGACTTTGTAATTAAAAAAGGCACTAACGTAAGATCAGGTACAGTATATGCTTGCCACGATGGAACAAACGTGGAGTTTACAGAAACATCGACCAATGACTTAGGTGACACGTCAGATGTTACATTAAACGTAGTTATAGCATCAACCTACCTGCAGTTGCAAGCTACAACAACTTCAAATGACTGGATTGTTAAATCATTAATAAGAGCATTATAATATGGGAATACACAGAGGACCTAATTTAATAAAAGAAAATTTAGTATTTGGGTATGATACTGGGTACGGAGTATCAGATAATACTACCGCTACAAGATTTTATCCTGGTAAGCCTATATCTAATTCTATAAACGGGGGAGCAGATAGAGCAAACGCCGTAATCAATCCTTCTGTTGGTAGTCACGGTGCATCAGTAACAACTGAAATAATTTCTTACGGTAATAGAAAAAATGTATTTAGAATATACTCTACTAACACTTCGGGATACTATATGGTAAACCAACAAAGTAGTATTATAAATACATCAGGAAATGTATATACGTACTCGTTTGATTATAAAAAAATAAGGGGAACTAATTCCTCTTTTTCTCCTAGCGCCATTTATAAAAATGGATATAAGACTCCTGATTCTGGAAGTGCTGCAACTAGTCTTACCGATACTATAGTTGATTTAGAAGACGGATGGAAAAGATTGACGAGAACATATACGTCAACTTATACTGGATATAACTTTTATAGAACAAATTTAAATACAAACAATAATGTAGATTTTGAATATTTATTTGATAATTTTATGGTTAATGAAGGAATACCAGTTCCTTTTGTAGATAGTACAAGATCTAATACAGCTTCTCTAATAGACTTAAAGAAGACTACCAACATAGATGTGTCTAATGTATCTTTTAACTCAACTGGGCAGCCTACATTTGACGGTACGGATGATAGAATAAGTGTATCAGGAATAGGGATAACAGATTATTCTCATCCTTTTACAATGGAATGTGTATTTATGGTTCCTACAGGAGCCACTTGGGCAAATTCGTATAGTAGTAATATATTTTCAATTGGAGGTAGTTATGCAGGACAATACGGATTTTATAAATCTGGAACAACTAATATAGGATTCCAAATAAGAGATGCTAGTACAGGCACTTACCCTGCTACTGCTGGACTTGCAAGAGATACTTATCATCATATAACAGCTGTTTTTCAAGGAGGGTCTGGTTTGGTTTTATATAAAAATGGAGTATCTGTATCTAATTCGACAACCTCTTTTTCAGGAGCACCTGATACTACAAATTTATATATAGGTGGGCAGAGAGCATTTGGTGGAAATGTTGGTTCTTGGTTTGAAGGAGAAATACCTATAGCTAAGTATTATAACCGAGCTCTAACAGCTACAGAAGTAAAACAAAATTTTAATGCAATAAAAAATAGATTTAATATATAAAATTATGAGATTCGAAAATAGAAGGTGGTTGGTAATACCAACAAGTATAATAGACGACATAGACTTTAATCAGGTTTTAGAACCAAGCAAAGAGTCTTTAAGAATATCAGTAGATGAGACTTTGACTTTTGTTAAATATGAAGTTAATGTAATAGAAGAAACTCATACAGAAACTTTTTGGGATGTTGATACAAACCAAGAAATGACTAATACTATAGAAGCTGGAGTTTACGGCAGACCAGATATATATAATGATGATTACACAGAATATAATCATTCTGAAATACTAGAACTGCTAGCAACAGATCAATGGACTGAACAACTAGAAGAATAACATGGCAACAGAAGTAGGCGGTAATTTAATTGAAGATAGTGTAGTATTTGGATACGACACTAATTTTGGTGTGGCTAATAATAATACTGCTGCTAGATTCTACCCGGGAGAGCCTGCAGTCAATTTATTTGGAGATATAAGCAACGCTAACGCAAGACCAAACAGAACAGAGTACAATACATCTGCCTGGACAGCTAGTTTTCCAAAACCACCTGAAGATGTTGGTAGAGTGTATAGTCATACATCAGGATCTTTAAATTCTACTTGGAGCGGAAACTCTTATGGGTATACTTTGATAGCTTATAGTTATTTAGCTAACACATCTTACACTTTGAGTTGCTGGGTATACGTAAGTCCCGATTCTAACATTGGTGCTTTACATCAAAGTATGGAAGGAACTACATTAACAAATACTACAAATAGATGGTATGATCTTAATAACAAAGGAACTTGGCAACAATTATCAATTACATGTAATTCGTCTTCTGCTGTTAGTGGTAACGCTATAATAGCTTACCCATCTAGAAGCGGTGTAACAGATGGTAGTCATACTGGTTTTTGGGCTATTGGTGGAGCAAAGCTAGAAATTAATACTCATGTAACTCCATATGTATTAGGTACAAGATCATCTACAGAATCTCTTATAGACCTAAGAAGAACAAAAGATATAGATGTATCTAATACGTCTTTTGATAGTTCTGGTCAAATGAATTTTGACGCCTCTGATGACCAGATAGTTGTAGATGTGGATAGCATAGTTAGAAATGCTAATACTATAACTATTGAGGGAATTGTAAATGCAAGTGTTAATTCCGCAGGTCCTTGGGCTATACTAACAGATCATACAACTAATTCTGATAAAGACGGTTTTTGGTGGCACTACAATATAAACAATGCTGTTTACTTTAGAGTTGAAGACGCTACGGCTGGAGAGCAAGGCACTACTTTTTCAGGATCTGTGCCTTTTGTTTCAAATGTTAATCAGCATGTTGTTACAGTAGTTGGTTTTAATCATGTTTCGGTATATGTAAATGGAGAGCTAGAAAAAAGTTATACACCTAATTTTCGTTGGAATAGAATTGACTCATCTAAAACTGCTTATTTACATATAGGACGCACATATCCAAATTATTATTTAGCAGGAGAGGTGCCTGTTTTTAAGATGCATAATAGGGGGTTAACTGCTAGTGAAATAAAACAGAATTATCAATCATATAAAAAAAGATTTAATTTATAATGTATACAGGACCTAAATTACATAACGACCAGTTGGTGTTTGGATACGACACTGGATACGGCTTAGACCAACATTCAAGTACTAGACATTATAAAGGTGAACCCGCTACTAACTTAATAACATCTGGTTTACCGGGCTACTTTGGTTCCGGTGGTGAAACTTTATACAGAGACAATTATTACGGCTTAAACTCTGATTCTGGGGTTTTTCAAAGAAACTTTGTAAGTAATCCCGCAACAGCAAATACTAGTGCGTTCAACAACAACGCTGGTCTATATAAAAATTTTAATACGGCTGCCCTTAGTTCAAGCACAGAGTATGTGTTAGTTAGTTTTGATTTCTACATGATAACCCCGTACGTTAGACACTCTAGTTCGAGTACAGGTCTAAACGGTTATATGGGCATTGCATATACAGACGGTACTAGCCAAGGTATTGGTTGGAACACATCATTAGCTGGTAATGCTGGAGACGACTGGAATAACAACAGTGCTTATATAGGTAAATGGAGAAAAATAGGGCTATACGTTCAAGTTAATAGCTCTAAAACACCGTCATCTATATCTAGCATGTATATCTATAACGATAGAACTGTTACAGGTGAAGGTATATTTACAAACTTTGTTATAACAGAGCATGCGACAGTACCAACAGGTCCTATAAATTACACATCTGGAACTAGATCAAATACTCAAAGCTTAATAGATTTAAAATCTACAACAAATATAGATGTATCAACTCTTAGTTTTGATTCAATTGGACAACCTGTTTTTGATGGTACAAATGATTATTTACAATTGAATGCTAAATTTTTACCTACAATAGGCGCTTTTACAATGGAGTTTTTGTACCAAATTAGCACTACTGGAGGTAGAGGTGGAATGTTTGAAAGAAAATCAAGCAGCCCTTACAATGGAGCATTAATAGGTCAAGGAGGAGCTGGTGGTTGGTATTTTCAAGTTAGTAATGGTTCGCAATCTTTAACTATAGATGACATGGGTTATCCCTCAACAAATACTTGGTATCATGATGTTGGTGTTTATGATGGTGTAAATACTATAAAATTTTACAGAAACGGATCTCTACATGATACAGTTACAGGTTCTACTATAGGAAATATAGATTCTGGTGGATCAAGAGATAACATGAGATTTATGAAAAGAGATAATAATTCTAATACTATTGGAGGTAAAGTTGCTATTAGTAAAGTATACAACAAAGCACTTTCTGATGCAGAAGTAAAACAAAATTATAACGCATACAAAAATAGATTTAATATTTAACCTGGAAAATGAAAGGTAATTATGGCAAATGAATTTAAAATAAAAAAAGGACTCATAGTAAGTGGGTCAGGAGGTACACTCTTAGACGTTCAAGGAAGCGTTGGGCAAGTATTCTCTGTAACAGATAATCTAACAGGAGATATATTTTCTGTCTCAGATATTTCTGGTATTCCAATATTTAATGTAAACTCAGATGGTACAGTAACTATTGATGGTAATATTCAATTAGCTGATAATGATAAAATACAACTAGGTAATGCTCAAGATTTAGAATTATATCACGATGGTACACATAGTTACATAAGTGACAATGGTACTGGTGAATTAAAGTTCATTGCAAATGGTGCAACTAGATTTAGAATTGGTAGTGATGTAGCTTCTCTTTCTGGTACTGATTTTGCAATTGCAGCAGCTAGAAAACTTTACCTTGATGGTCAAAGTAATACATACATAACTGAAAGCTCGGCTGATGTTATGCAACATCACGTAGGTGGTGTTCTTATTTTACAATTACAAAATACTTTAGCTACTATAAAGGGAACTTTGAATTTATATCATTCTGATAGCGTTCCTGGAAATTTAGACTTTAGAAGAAATACAAATGGTGATTCTCAAATACTAGGAGATATAAAATGGCAAACTACTCATACTAATGGTACTGATGATAGAGCAGTTATAATAAGAGGTACAACACAGGCTGGAGGTGCTGATACTAGAGGAGGTAAGTTAATACTTTATACTAGGAAGAGCGCTAGTAATGATTTTAACTCAACTACAAAAAGCAAAGATGGTCATTGGGTTTTTCCTGCCCACATTACTGCCGGTACTAGTAGTAGATTTCAAGTGCTTGGTACTGGCTATATTCAATTGGGTAATTGTACTATTTCTGCAAGTGGAGATAATAATCATATCCACGTTAACTGTCCTACTGCTCTTATACCTAACTCTACAACTTTAGCAAATAACACTAGACTAGGTACATCTTCTTACAGATGGAAAGATTTTCATTCTGGACCAGGAAACTTTTTAGGATCTGTTACAGCTAGCGCAGATGTTATAGCCTACTCAGATGCTAGATTAAAAGAAAATGTTAAAACATTAGACGGTAACAAAGTATTAAAAATGAGAGGCGTTAGCTTTGATAGAAAAGACACAGGTGTATCAAGCTCTGGTGTAATAGCGCAAGAAATGCAAAAGGTAGCTCCTGAACTTGTTAGCGATGACGATGGTACATTAGGAGTTGCTTATGGTAACTTAACTGGATACTTGATAGAAGCAATTAAAGAACAACAAAAACAAATAGACGAACTTAAATCACAAATGGCTGCTTGTAATAAGACAGCTTGTAACTGTAACTGTAAAAATTAATAAAAATGGCAATAACTTATAATACAAACATCCTGCAATTAAAAGGAGCACCAACATTAGGAGAATTATCTGATGTTATAACTGAAGTAGAATTTGAAGTAGTAGCTGTAGATGGTGAATATACGCATAACAGTATAGGACATTTAGGTGTTACTTTAAATGAAAACGCTTTTACTGCTTTTGAGGATGTAACAGAAGAAATGGTTTTAGGATGGATTGAATCTCACCCTGTACTTCAAAATCATAAAAATCATTTAGAGGAATTTATAAATAATATGAAAGTACCTACGAATGTAGGTATGGAAAAACCTTGGGAATAATATGGCGGTACCTGGAAGCGGAAGTTTAAGTTTATTTTCTATAGCTAATGAAAAACTTAGCAATGATTACAATGACGGTGATGATGGATCTGGACCATACAGTCTAAGAGATATTACACAAGGAGGTGATCAGTATGGTCAGAGTGAGGATTATGATGTTACAAATCAACAGAGTCCAAATCACCCTGATAATGTAGCTACTTTTAGTATGGGTGAGTTCTATGCTTATGATCATGATTTTCAGGCTATACCTTGTAGTAAAGCAATGGATGTTGTTTTTTTATTAGACTATACTGGAAGTATGGGCGATGATATGCAAACTTTAAAAACTAACGTAGCTTCTATATCAAATAAAGTTGTTTCAGAGTCTGGTGGTGATTACAGGTTAGCAGCAGTTTTGATTGATCAAACTGGAGGAGAGGATAATGGTACTCCTTCGTATTGGACGGGTAATAATACTGCTGTTTCTAACTTAGCTTCTGCAAACAAATATAATTCAGGAGAAGTGTGGTTATCTGCTCTAGTTCCTTTTGCAAGCGCAAATAAAACAGATTTTGATACAAAAATAGGGTATTTAGATGGAACTACTAACAGTTCTACAAGTATGCTATTAGGATCAGGTAATAACGCTCCAGAACCAAATGACACTGCAATTGACAGAGTATTAAACCATAGTCTAGCAGGAAGTTTTAGATCAGGAGTAACTAGAATGATTATACTTATAACAGACAACGCTCCGGATGGGGATGGAGATGATCAATTTCAGGGGGCTGAAGAAACTGCTAAAATGGGTACTTTGACTAATCAGGCGGTTGCTAATGTATGTACTATATCTGTTTTAGGAACAATAAGTAATTATAGCAGTTCTGATGGGTCTACAAGTATACATAATATATACAACGCCTATGCAACGAATACTGGAGGCTTGACTAATTTTAGTGGGGATCCAGGTGACATTGTAGATTTTATAGAAGATATATGTCTTGATATATCAGATGGATTTCCTGTATTTACAGATATAACATTACACAGTACTAACATAGATGCTTCACCAACAGGTACTGTTTCTGCTAGTAGCCCTTCTGAAACTAGATTTGATGCATCGTTTGTTGTGTCTGATGTTAATAATAATACAGCTAACTATTGGAAACCTTGGGCTACAAACTCAGCCGGAACATCTTTTGGAAGTACTGAAACGGTTTTAGCCAGTAAATGGACTGCTAATGGAAACGTTGCTAGTAGTAGTACTATAACAAGCAGAGGTTTTGTATATGGCTTATCTCCTAATAACCTATCAACACTGGGTACATACGTTACAGCAACAGGAGGTACAAACACGTATCAAAAAGCAATAGTGAATAATGCTGGTTTAGATTCTATGGGTTGGGTATACTGTAACCAGGGGTATAGCTCTACTCCTAGTCTTGCTAATTATACAGGCACTCCAACAGCTGGTACTGGTAATCAACTAGCTGTGTACTCAGGTTCTATTTATCCAGGCACCAAAACACAAACTATAAATGAAAATCAAGTTTCTTTACTTGCTAATAATACTTATAAACTAAGAGGTTGGTTTGAGCAAAAAAATAACGGAGGTATAGTGTATAGTACTAACATATCTTCTTTTACTGTTCCTGCAAGTTTTGATTTTAGCGCAACTATAAATGTTGGGTCTGATAATATTTATTCTACTTATGCGTATGGATACGGATCAAGTGCTTCATATTTTCCAACGATGGGATCTATGACTTCTTATATATTTAATTCAAAAACTATAGCAGAATTATATTGGCAAGACACAGGTAGTGCTGATACTTTGTTTATTTCTTTTACAACAACAAAACCTTCTTTTAGTAATTTAGTTATAAACGGAACTAGTTATGGAGCATCTAGTACTTGGACAAGTTATAGTACTACAAAATGGGGTAAGAATGTTACAGGAAATGCTATGGGAACAACTAATGGATTTGCTTCTTTAAATATGAGTGTCTAATTTTAAGAGGTATTCAAGCCGATTGTTAGAAGATATTTTGGTGGGTAAAGAAATTTTTCGCATTTTTGTAAGTAATAACAATAATTTAATTTCAAAGCATGGCTAAGAAAGCAAAAGAAGTTGAGCTTGTACAAGATGTACAACCAATAGAAGACAACAACAAAGTTACACAAGAAGAATTGCAAGGCATTCAAGATGCTGAAAGACAAATTCAAGATGTTACTTATCAATTGGGTGATTTACAGTTAGTAAAATTAAACGTAGAAAAGAACGAAGAATCGCTTAAAGAAAAGTTTCAATCTATTATAGATCAACGAAACGTTCTTGTAAGTGAGTTAAAAGAAAAATACGGAGACGTTAGCATTGATAAAAACACAGGTGAGATTCAAAGCAAATAAAAGCTTATGAAAATTTCTGAACATATATCATACAAAGAGGGGATAAGAAGTTCAACCGCTAAGAGATTAGGCATAATTAACACACCTAGTGATTACCATATAACAAATATGGAAGTCATAGCAGAACGAATCTTTGAACCTCTGCGCAAATATGTAGGAGGTCCTATTAGAATAAATTCATTCTACCGATGCGACGAATTAAACGAAGCAATAGGTGGAGCAAGTAAAATAATTGACGGAAAAAAACGTCAAACATCACAGCACTGCGAGGGTAGAGCTATGGATATAGATGATGCGTACGGTCATAAGACAAACGCTGAAATGTATAAATTCATAAAAGACAACCTAGATTTCGATCAAGTAATATGGGAGTTTGGTGATGAGAATAATCCAGATTGGATACATGTATCATATGTATCTGAAGACAGTAATAGAAACAGATGTTTAAAAGCTTATAAAGACAAAAACAAAAAAACAAGATACATGGTAATTTAAACAAAAACGCGTTATGACTCTTAATGAAATTGCATATAATATAGCAGATGCTTCGGGCAGAGCTACAAATGCATCATACATAGAGCGACTTAAATTTCAAATTAAGTATTATAGATCTTTATTAATACGTAGAGATCAGGAGCGAAACACTTACCTACCAGATCAGTTTATACAAACTTTAGAAGCACCTATTACATTAGTTAATATAGCAGAAACAATTGAGTTCTCTGCGGCTGTAAACAATCAACCTTTACATAAATCAAACTCTATACTTCCTAAACCAGTAAGGTTAAAAAGAGGAGTACCTTTCTTTGAAGTAGCTTTTTTTAAAACTACATATACAGGTAAGCTGCAAGTTAGACAAGTTGTAGCAGTTACAGATCAAGTAGCAACTACGTTTGGTACTTGGGAAGGAACTTTTCTAGTTACCGGTACTATTGCTGCAGGCAGTTCAGTTACACTCTCTAATATAACAAGTACAAACAGCAACACTCAATCGGGTACAGGAGCTGTTTTTCAAATCGTTTACACAACAAATTCTGGTTCTACTCCTGTAACAAGTATTAACATTACTCAAGGAGGCGTAGGATATAACGTAGGAGATAAAGTTACTTTAAATCTTCCTGCAACAGATGGTCCTAGAGATCTTGGTGATTCAAGCATCGTGTATACTATTACACAAGCAGATATAGATCTTACTAGTATACTAAACAGAACTAAAGAAGCTCTTATTCCAATTACTCCTGGGGCGTATCAATACTCTTACTTTACTAAGTTTAATGCTAACGCACCAAAATACTTTTATCAAAACGGTAGAATCTATACATTAAATATTCCTAACTCGGATCCTAACGAAGGTGATGCTTATACAGTACCGTCTTTGTTTATAAGAGGCATCTTTGAAGATGTAGAAGAGCTTAGAGGATTTACTTACATAGGAGAACCTTGTTATAACGACGAGTCTCCTTACCCAGTTACCGCAGATATGATCCAACAGATAACACAATCAATTTTAGCAGCAGAATACAAAATGGAAAACATACAAAACGACAATAACGAAATCAAAGTAAATGAATAACTATGGAGCAAAAGATATGTACGCTTTTTATAAAAAGAAGAATCCTAAAACAGAGGTAACTTACACATTATACAAATACGTTATATCTAAATTTAATCATAAAGTAGTAGAAGCAATATTAGAAGGACAAACGTTTTACCCAGGTCATCAATTAGGAAGACTAAAAATAAAACGAGTAGAAAGAAATTTTGAAAAAAAGAGTGTCAATTATTTTGAGACAAAAAAACTCAAAGAGCAGGGCATAGACAAAGTAGTATACTGGACCGATGATCATTGGTTTAGATGGTATTGGGAAAAGGCAATATGTCAAGTAGCCAATAAAAGTGTATATAAGTTTACTCCTACAAAAGGGAATAGAAAAAAGCTTTCAGACAAATTAAAATTGGATGAATTCTCATTTTTAAACTTTATCAAATGAATTATAAACACATAAGTTCGAAAAACGTAATCGCTAAAATATTTAGAGACTTACGTATTAATGATGAAGGGTGGGTCTTAGACGCTATGGAATGGATAGGCGAAGCATTAGAGTACATTGGTCATGTATCAATCTCTGAGCGCAAAGCTGTAGAAGTTACAACAGATAGTCACAAAGCGGTATTACCGTTAGACCTAGTCGACATTATACAGGTAGAGTATTCAGGTACACCACTGCCTTACGGAACTGATGTTACAGGATATGATTTACCAAACGCTACGTCAACTACTACTATGTCACCTAACGGGGCAAACGTTGAAGTATATACATCTGCATACACAGTAGATGTAAATAACATTAGTAACAACGCTAGCGGTTTAACTAAAAGATCTACAAAGAATGGTATTAGAGGAGGCGATTATTATTTAATTAATAATGGGTCAATACAAACCAGCTTTGCAAAAGGTAAAATAAAAATACATTATACAGCTTATCCTACTGATGGCGATGGATACCCTATGGTACCAGATAACATATATGTAAAACAAGCCTTAGAGTGGTATGTATTACGTCAAATGTTAATGGGAGGGTATGCTCATCCGTTATTCAGTTGGGAAGTGGCAGATCAAAAATGGGGTCAATATTGCATAAGTGCTCAGAACGATCTAGCCTTCCCTTCTGTTGATAAAGTAGAATCATTTAAAAACATGTGGGTTAGACTTATACCTAATATAAATGCTCACAGAGATTTCTTTATGGGCAATCAGTCTCAAGAACAGATTTTAAAATAAGATGAAATTAGACAAAGGTTTATACAAAGATACACACGCTATTGATCAGCTTGAGGGTACATATCAAAACGCTCGTAACATACTTGTTAATAAAATACATGGTGCTGTTACAAATGAGTTAGGGTTTGATAAGATACATACTCTTAATAGAAAGATCATAGGTAGTATACCAGTAACAGATGATGAAATTATTATCTTTTCTAGAGATGATGACGCAGATACTATTGTTACTAATAGAACAGTAGCTACGTACTATGTAGAAATTCCTGCTAACATGACAGGAAATCTTACTATAACATATACTAACAATTTAGGTATAGTACAAAGTGAAACTCTTATTATAGATGATTTGCCTTTTCCTTCAGGAGGAGGTGCTTACACATACTTTATTAATGGAGGAGTTACTGTTACACAGTCTGATAGTACTACCCCATCGAATAACTTTACTGTTGTTTTTTCTGATACTACTAACGTACAGAATATAAAAGCAAATTTAACCTTTCACTTAGAAACAGGATCTGCTTTAACTATAATAGAAGAAGTTTATTATTCTGAAATAGGAAGATACAAAAACGGAACCTATACAAAAATACTAGAGTCTTCTAAACTCAAACTTAGATCTGATTCATTTATTAAAGGGTGCTATGTATTAAATTATAAGCGAGAGATTATTATTGCTTTTACAGATGATAAGAACCCTCCAAAGATTTTAAATATAGACACGTTGCCTTTTGATGTAGACCCTACCTCAAAGAAACTTTTAGACGAAAATGATTTAGTATTATCTTATTTGTTCCCAGAGTTTTCAAAACCACGTATAGTTTATAATACAGTTTTAGATAACGGAGGTGCACTAAAATCTGGAGCGTACTTTTTATCTTTTGCTTATGAATTAGAGGATGGTAGTGTAACAAACTACACTCCATTAGAAGGTCCTTTTGTTGTTACAAATTCTACATTAGAATTATCAGGAAGTTATAGACAAGATCAACAAAGTAACTTTGATATTACATCTGAGTACGACGGGTGTGAACCTGATTCTCCTACATCTAAGTCTATTAAATTTATATTAACAGATATAGATACTAGATATAAATACGTACACTTTGCTGTTTATAAAAAAATAGGAGGAGTTGTTACAAGCGAGTTTGTAAAAAAGATAGAGATTGCATCTTTTATTAGTGATGAAATAGTAGATGATACTTCAATAGAAGTTTCTAATGACACAAACGTATCATTAGAAAACAATTTTGAAATAACATATACAGGTAAAGAAACCTCTAATACTTTATTGTTAGAAGATATTACTGTAGGAAATGACACGTATAGATCAGCTAAGAGTATTACTTACTTTGATAGCAAACTATTTTTAGGAAATCTTACTACTAATCCAGACTTTAATTATCAGCCTTATGCTATGAAAATTAAGGCGCACTGGGAAAGAGATTATGTAGATATCAATTCTGTAAAGGGGTCTTATAAAAATGAGTTGTTTGTATATAATAAAAAAGGGTTTAGACCTGATGAAGTATATGCTTTTTACATCTCGTTTTTATATAACGATGGTACATGGTCTGGTGCTTATCACATACCAGGTAGAGATAAAATGCTGGTTACAGTTGCTCTAAAAGATCAAAACAATAAATACTTAAATCCTATATCTATAGATGAAACTATTCCTTTAAAGGATGTTATATTAGGAGATGTAAGTAGTGGTACAATAACTGCAGGCGATCGTACAAAATACGAAAGAATATTTAATCATGATATTGGTATAAATCCAGATACAAGATACTTTCAGACTAGAGAGACTGCACGAGTAGATGGTAGATTGGGTTTTTGGCAAAACGAAAACGAAAAATATCCATTAGATGTAGACACTTGGGGAGATACAAACGCGGGTCAACCTGTTCGTCACCACAAGATGCCTAACTACGCAACCTTAAATGGAGTTAATACTTCTTTTCCTGATGAGTCTAATTCAGGAGATTTCTCTGGACCTGCCGCAGGTACTGGAGATTTAGTTGTTATTGCTTTTATGGATGATTGCGAAATAGACACAAGACCTAGTATGCCTACTAAAGGTCAAATGTCTTTCTGGTCTAATAATAAAAAGAATACTGCTCATAACGTTTCTTATAACAGACAAGTTGTTAAACACCATTTGTATTTATACGTTGGAACGGCTGCTCCTACAGTACCTGCAGGGTACTATTTTTTAGCAGAAACTTATGATCCAAGAGAATTTACTGACACTAGTGGTCCTTATGCTCATTTCTTAACAGGCGATATTGATATTGCAGGTAACCTAAGAAGAGGAGGATATGAACACAACGCTACAACACCTCAACAAATAAGCGCGGGAACTTTAGCAGATTTAAAAGCACTGTATCCTAACTTGCTTACCATGAAAAATACCAATAAGCTTGCAGATGGTCTAGAGATAGAGTATCAGGGAGCGGGTATGGGTGAGAATCTAAATACACCAATTCCAGAGTTACCTCTAAGAACAGCTCAAAAGTTTGAATATGTGTATGGTAATAGTCTTACTAACTATACAGGCAAAATTGTAGGTCACTACTATTGGAAGTGGTATAGAAAACCTTGGTGTGCAAGTAGTGCTCATAAATCTGGTTTATGGGGTAGAAGATGGGGAGAAGGAAAATATACAAAAGGATGTAGTCGTGTACATAGCTGGGTAGACTATAGACATAAGGATATAGCAATGTTTACAGACTCTGTACAACCATCTGTTATTAGCGCATGGTGGAACAGTTCTGGTAATCAAGTAGGAAGCAATAACGGAAACGGTATAAAAACAATTAGACAAGCTGCAGACTATAATTACAGCGCTAGTTTAGGTAACTATACTACTCCTAGTTTTATTAGTTCTCAGCCATATGACGCAGAAGGTGTTGCAAATGTTAAACAATCAGGAACTGTACCTGACGTAACAAGCTCAGGATTGTCTCCTAAGACATTTGACGACTTTCATTATAACTCATCTGGTTCTTTAAATAATCAAGCTGCAATTTCAGCTCTGTCTGGATCTACTTTATTTCCGACAACTGTAACTGGAACTACTCCTTACGGTGTTTTTTCTAATGGCAACTACACATATAAAGCTACAGAAGCACATACTTTATTACTTAAAGGAAAGTATGGAGTTGAAATGCTTTCTAAAAATATTAATATAGCCGGTAAACCTACAGTTGATCAAGTATGTATCTCAGGTATACGTAAAATAGCTAAACAAGATATTACAGATGAAACTACTTGGACTAGAACTGATGTGTTTCGCAACAAAGAATCTAATTCTAAAGCCCTGGTTACAGAAGCAGAGCACAACGCTCAAGTAAATGACACCGGGTATGAAGGAGATTTTAAATTAATAACCTCTACTAAAGGAGGAGATTTTACAAGTTTAGATTCAGCAGAAGTATTTAGACCGGACTTTACAGCTGCAGTAGCTTTACAAGTAGGTGATGTTATACAATTTTATCATGAAACTACTTGTATTGTAGATGGCGATGTAAATGTTAATGTTCCTAGTAATTCCTCTTTTTCAAATAGAATTACTTATGACTTTGATATACAGATACTTTCATATCCTTATCAATATCCAGAGCCTGTGTATGGACCATACTCTATGTATGCTTCTATATGTGGTGTTCGTTTTTCTAATATAGAAATACCAAGAGAGTTAAAAGACAGAGTGCAGGGGTATCAATTCTTCTATGCACGAAGAGATGAACGTAACACTCGTGTGTACGATCAGTCAATTGCTTTTCACGGTTCGCCTCATGCGTTACAACCTAACGAAGAAGGATCTTATGCAGGACATTTAATTCCACTAGGAAGTTTAAATCTTGAACCTACTAACAAACATAATTCTGTTGGTACAACTACCTCTTATACAAGTAGTCACTGGAAGCAAACTAGTTTTGATCTAAACGAAACAGAACTTAGCAAGCAGCATAAAATTAATTCAAGCTCTTTACGTTTTCACGGATTTGATGTTTTAAACACTAAGCCTACAGTGCAAAGTGCGTATGTAAACATTGTATCTAAACTATCAGGTGCAGAGTTTACAGATATAAGAACTATAAATCACAACTCTCATGATGCAATTTCTAATGCAGATGGTCTAAATGATAGTACTTCTTTTAGCGAAGACACAGCAAACGACGGAGCACTAGGAAAATACACTACGTTGCTTGGTAAGAATTCTACAATAGATACAACTGTACAAGCTTCTTATAATCAAATATGGAATAGAGCAGGTACTTCTACAAGTATAGAAAACAATGTAGGATTTGCTTTAGTTGATAATGACTTTAATATTTTAAGACAGCTACAAAGTCCTTCTTACTTACCAGGAGATGGTATAGTAACTAAGAACTCTATAACTATCAACAATACTTGGGGTGAAGAATGCTTTCATGCTCAAATCATACACTATGATAAAGAGCAGTATTGGAGTGAGATAGATCACCATACTGGGTTTATGACCGAGGAGAATAAAGATGTTGTTGTTTTAGGTACAACTGTTAGTAAGGAAGGTTATAAAACACCGGCAGCGTGGAGAAAGATTAAGTCACATTATTATAACGAAGATAATAGCACAGATAGTCCTTTTGAAGGTACTACTGTAGGACCTTCTTATAATTTAGTTGATTTGCTATCTTATAAAACAGATGTTTATAATAGTTTTTATGATCAGACTTTAGTCTCTACACTTGGTTACAACAAACTTTCTCTTTCTGATAAAGCTCGTTTACTTACACAGAATAGTATTATAAAAAATACAGGTGTAATATATGGAGGTGATACTTTTGTAGGAATGTACGGGGTAAGATTAACTGCTCCTTTGTTTTACTCAGAAGGAAAGAGTACAAACACGTGGTATTATTCAGATAATAAGTTTAACGCGGTTAAAAATATATTCTATTTTCCAAGATATAGCTCATCAAATACTTCTTTACGAAATGATAAAGATAGTTTTATTGATTCTTACTATCCAAAGTGTAGTGTAGGGTCTATGGCTAATGGTAACACAACCACTAGTGTAAACACTATGCAGGATCAAAAGAAACAAGCTCTTCACAATTATAGAGCTCGTGCGGTTGATGCTACAAATACTAATGCATTACATTATAACGAAGATTATACTTCTATAAATTCATACAACACAACAACCTCATACGATAATAGAAATAAATTCTTAGATAAATTTCCTTATCGTGTAATAAGATCTCAAGCATACGGTCAAGAGAATAAAACAATGACTTTAAAAGTCTTTAAAACTAATGACTACTATGAGATGCCAAAAGACAGAGGTAGTATTACTAACGTAGAAGGTTTAGGTAAGCACTTGTTAATACACCATGAGTTTGCTTTATTTAGAACTACTACACAAGATGTTATAGCTACTGATACAGCACAGGCATCTTTAGGTACAGGTGATATATTTCAATTTGCACCTACAGAATTACTAACTTCTGAAAATGGATATGCAGGTACACAAAATTTATCTTCAATATTAGTTAGTAAAGCAGGGTACAGTTTTGTAGATAGAGAACAAGGTAAAGTGTTTGTAGTATCTGATACTTTAGAAGAGATCTCTAATAAAGGAATGAGAAATTGGTTTCAGAATAATTTAGATTTTGAAAATACTCAACAAGATAGTTATGATACTGCTTTTAACTTAGGAGGGTCTGGTTATACAACAGCTTTTGACGAAGACAATAACAGGATAATACTAAGTAAAAAAGATTTAAAACTAAATACTACATTATATACAAACGTATCTATACCTACTACATACAAAGAAGCTACTCCTTATTGTGTAGTAGACTCTGAAGGTAATAACACTGGATATGTAGGGTATACACATTTAAATGTTTTTGATCAATGGGGTCAATTAATAGGACAGGTAGCTAACTCTTCTACGCATGTAGGTTATGTTGCACCTGTAATTAATACAGATTTATGTCCAGGTAAACCTAACATATCTCTTTCATGGAATGCCGTAGGAGCTTTTGAAGGAGCTGTTCCAACATTAAATGTAACTCTTAGCGAAATACAAGAAGTAGATTTTTATGCAACAATAGCTTATTCAGGAACTTTTACAGATCCTGCAGATGGTACTTTACCTGCAACTTCTATAACTATACCACAGGGTTATACAACTGTAGTTTCTTCTGGTACAACAATATCAGATGACACAATAGAAGGAACAGAGACTATAATTGCTACTATAACTAATATTGAAAAATATAGTGAAGACAGTTCAGGTAATCAAAGTAACATTCCTAACGCGGCTGTTATTACTGTGGCTTCAGCTACATATAATGTATATGATTGTCCTGTACTAGCTAATGATTCTGTAACAGATGTTACCTTAAATGGTACAGCACCTATGTCTTTTGCCATTGATACTTTATATGGTATACAAGTAGCAGAAGATGCAACACAACCGGACTATCCAAATGAAAAAAGAGTATTAACTACTTCAGGAACAACTCAACATTATAGAAGAGTACAAGGAGCAGTTAGTAATATTGTATACGCATTTACAGAAGTTTATCCAACTAACTCTGTTATAAAAGCAGAGCTTAGAAACAGTTTAACAAATGAATTGTTAGACAGTGCTACTGGTGCAACCGGTATTGGTCAAGCTACAAGTGCTACAAGAAATTGGATATCAGATCCAACTCCTGCAGTTTCAGGAGCAGTAGTATACCCAGAGTTAAAAATACTTAGTACAAGTACAAATTTAATCTCTTTTAAACTTTCTATACTATTACAAGAAGGAAGTCCTAGTAATGATCAGGTTTTAAAAGTCAACAGCGGAAACACTATACAAGTAAACTACGGAGCGGTTACAAACGTATATCCTTTTATTAATGATAACTTTGGAACTACTTTTTCTGGTGCTAATGCATCTTTGTATCCAACAACTGCGACTTTAACATCTTTACCTACGTCAGGTTATTTAAGAAAGCCGGGACAAACTAATGCTTTAGTTGTTAACTCTAATATATATACACCAACAGACGGTGCTAAAGACAATGTATATTTAGAATACGTTTACAATGGTAGCACAAATACTACTGCTAATTATGATATAATTGTTGAGTGGAGCTCTAGCAACTCAGTTGGACAAACTCCTGGATACATTGAAAAGTACCACTATATGCCAAGAGACGCTAACGGTACTTATAGATTTAGCACTGTAATACATAACACTACTTCTTTAAATGGTACTTGGTTAGGTAGTACATGTTTACAACAAACATCAAATGCTATTAATAACAGCTGGTGGTGGGACGGATCTGGATTAGGTAGAGTAAATAGAGTTTCAAACACTTCAGGAATATTTTATTGTGTTGATAATACATCTGTACAATCTGCACAAGGAACTGGAATTAACTCTTATACTGATTATAATAACGTATCAAGAACACCTGCTTCAGGTAAGTATTGGTATAACCCTGGTATTCAATATTCAGAAACAGCTTTATCAGCGGCTCAGTCATTAACAGATTCTTTTAGTTACTCTGTTTCTAAAAGCATATGTATAGATACAGCAACTGTAAGTTTAGCAGGTCAGTTTATTACACCAGATACTTATATAATGCTCGTGTTTGATGGATCAGGATCTATGGATGCTGCAGTACCAAATCTACAAACAATGGCAGGAGGATCTTATTTTACAAGTGGAAGCACCACTGTAAAAAATCCAGACACTCTTAGAGCAGTGTTACAAGATTTCTATGCTACAGGTCAAACTGAATTACAAGGTAACACAGATAGTACTACAAATGGTTCAGACGCATATGATTCTCATGTATACTTGCTTATAGAGAACTCTGAAAAAACATGGGCAATGTTAGCTAATGACTCTAGTCTTACCTGGAGAGATAGTTCTGATGCAGCTTTAGGAGCTAGTAGAACTGGATTTGGTGTAGCAAGCGGTAATGATTTTGCAGATGCAGATAACATTATAACAATGGTATTTCAAGATGAGTCTTCTCCATATGCAGCATCTAGTACTTTTACATTATCTGGTTATAGAGATACTACTGGAGGTGCATCGCACATTGCTGATTTAAACGCATACAAATCTGCTATCTCTGGAACACCTTCAGGTACTAATGTATATGGACATGTATTTCATTTAGCTAATAGTTCTTATGCAGGATTAAAACCATTCTTGCAGGCAGTTGAAACAAGCACGTCTAGTGAGATGATAGGAACAGATAATGGAGTAGCATACGATTTAACAACAACGCAAGGAAGTCTTGCAGATGACATAACATATTCTTATGACGGCAATATAAGCGGTACCTCATCTTACTTTAGAGGATTGGTTGTAACCGTACTAGAAGACTTTGGATTTAATATACCATAAATATGAGCGTAATAACTAACATAGCAGATCTAGCCGTAGGTAGTTTAGTCTTAAACGACGGAGCTTATTATACAGTGCAAACATCTGGAGGAGTAAAATATTTAAGACAGCTGCAGGAATCTGAGCTAGCTACATATTTTATAAATAACTCTTGGACTTTATCCTATGCGCTTGACACAAAAAGCTGGGCATCTTATCATGATTACTATCCGTCTGTAATGGTTAATACTAGAAATATTATATTTTCTAGTGATTATAAAAAGCTTTACAGACATAACATACAAGGTAAGTATGCTAGATACTATGAGGTAGGTAGCTCACAGACTACATATGCAAGTTATATTGATGCGGTATTTAATCCAGAAAACGTTTATACAAAAGTATTTTCTACAGTTAACTGGGTAAGTAAAATAACTAACGCAGCTGGTGCTAACTTACACCAAGAAACAATTACAGACCTTTTAATTTATAACTCTTATCAGTGTTCTGGTAGCTTAGATCTTACATTAAAGACAAGTAACAATGCCACTACACTAAATTATAATATGTATAATAGAGAAGGTACGTGGGGTGTAAACAAGTTTAGAGATCTAGTTAGTAACACGTCTAATCCGTTTATAGACAGCGATTTAAACGTAATATCAAGTAACATAAACAGTAGTAAACCTTGGTATACACAAAAAAGATTTATAGATAAATTCATTATTTCTCGCTTTTCATTTGACAATGTCAGCCAAAATAGCTTATATTTGTATGATGTTAGTGCTAATATGAGGTTATCTGCCAGATAATATTTATTTTAGGTATCATAGATAGTCAGCATAGCAAATCAGAATTAAAAGTATATCAGTTTTTAGTATAGTATCTTCAGCTCACAGTATCTTCAGAGGCTGACTCTCTTTGATTAACAATGTAATCATAGAGGAGTACGTATATACGTCTTCCAATAATAGTTTTAGAATTTAATCGTAAAAGATTAATAAAAGTATATGTGTTTTATTAAGGTTAATAAACACAAAAATTAGGTAGTACTGTATTTAACCTGTAACGTAAATTAATTATACTTTAAAAACATCAAAAATGGCTGTAAAAATAAGCGAAGATACTAACGTACAACTCGACCTTAAAACAATTGGAATTATTATAGGTTTTGTTATGAGTTTAGCAACAGTATTCTTCACGCTAAAAGCGGATATTGCTTTAGCAAAGGAACTACCTAAACCTCCAATTACTAGATCTGAATATGATCTTAAAGATCAACTAGTAAGAGAGCAAATAATGAACACAGGCGCACAAGTCATGGAGAACGGTAAAAAATTAGACTTGATAGAAAAGAGGCTATATGAACTAAGTATCAAAAAAAATTGATGAGCTATGAAAAATCTTTTAATTTTAGTTGTATTATTTTTTATACCCACCGGTTCAACTTGGACACCAACTAAGTCTACTTCAAACCCTTCCACAAATAAAATCGTAGTTTATCAAATAAACTCAGAGTGGAATGAAAGAAACTCAATAAAAAACTTAGGCGCTTTAAGAGGCTGCAAATATGTTTATGGTTATTTAGATGACCAACCTAAAGAGTTTAAAGAAAAAATTAAATCTGTTCCTGCTATATTTATTACAAATGGAGGAAAGCTTACATACAGATATCAAGCAGGTATTTCAATGGTTCCAACTATTGGTTATAGTGAAATACAAGCACAAGTAAATAAAATAAAAAATTCAAATTAATAAAATATGTGTACAGAATGCGTTTGCAAAAAAATAGGCAACTGGTTTAAATCTATATGGGTTAAACTATGGGGTCTAACTACAGTAGATGAAAAAGCTATTGAGGTAGTAAAAGAAGTAAAGAGTAGAGCTAAGACGGTTAAAAAAGAATTAGGAGATGTTAGCTCTGCAATTAAAGAAGTTGGGAATCAACTAGGAGATGTAGGATCTGCAGCAGCCGGTAAAAAAAGAAGAGGTAGACCAAAAAAGAAAGCTAATGAAAGCAAAAAGAAATAATAATGAAGACGGTACTTGGTGGGCTTTTGGTTTAAATATCAAGTTGCCTCACGAAGGCTTTGGTTTTTCTTATGATTTCTATGCGCCTACTCAAATAGAAAACTGGTGTACAGCTATGCTTAGGCTAGGTTTTGTAACACTTATTTATGAATGGGGTTATGATGAAGACTATGAATAAAGACGAGATGCTTAAAACGTTAGAGACGTTAAAAGCAAAAAAGTTACAAACAAGTGACTTTATGGAGCAGATGACTATTGCTGATGAGATCCATAATATAGAAATGAAATTAAATGGGGTAAAGCCTACAGACTCTAGTATAGACTGTATAGGATGCGGCTCTTAAAACTATAAACATGGCAAAAAAAAAGAAAAAGGGTCCTAGCTGTTGGAAAGGTTATAAAGCAGTCGGTAAAAAGAAATCACCTAGTGGTAAAAAAACTAAGAGTGGTAGGGCTAAAATGGTAAACAAATGCGTAAAAAAATAACACTTTAAATATATTAATTATGCCATACGGTAAAGGAACATACGGATCTAAAGTAGGTAGACCTCCTAAGAAAAAAAAGAAAAAAATTACTTCAAAGAAAACAACAGCAAAGAAAAAGAAATGAGTGATATAAGTAGTAATAGTGGACCTCAATTAAATTCACTAAGAAACAATTATAATAAATTAGTTTCTAAAAAACTATACTTAGCTAAAAGCAAAAAGGTACAATGGGAATCTAAAAGAAGATTTGGTAATATTTAATTCAATGTCTAGTGAGGAAGTAAACATAAATAAGTTTTTAGCAAACAACTGGTCAATTGTGGTCGGTTTGTTGGCTGCTATATTTACAGCAGGAACTATTTTTGCTCAGTTTACTGCCTTAAAAGTGGAGTTAACAACTGTACATGAGAGGTTAGACAAGAAAATTAAAGTCATTAACGGATTAGAAGACAGGATAGTTGGTATTGAAAAAGAATTGCAATACGAAAAAGGATACCTAGAAGGTAAAAAAAAATAAAAAGACATGAGCAAACCAAAGAAAAAATTTAAGGATACTAAAGTAGGAAAGTTCTTACTTGGTAGTGGATCTAAGATAGCAGACATCGTTGGTGATTTGTTACCCGATAGTGGTGTCTTAGGCGTTGTAAAGAATCTTATTGATAAAGATGACGTTATGCCTGCTCAAGATAAAGAAACAGCTTTAAAGCTTTTAGAACAAGACATAGTAGAAATGCAAGAGGTCTCTAAGCGTTGGGAGTCAGACATGAAGAGTGATTCATGGCTTTCTAAAAACACACGTCCTATGACATTAATATACTTAACTGTAATGATGTCTTTATATATTATACTAGATAGTTTAGATATTGCTTTTAATATCGATGAAAGTTGGGTAGAGTTATTAAAAACTTTATTAGTTACTATCTATGTTGCCTATTTTGGTAGCCGTGGTTTTGAAAAATATAATTCAATTAAAAAATAATGAAGAAAGTATATTCATATAAAACTCCAAAGTACCAAGCAGGAGGAGAGGTAATACAAAAACAACCGTTTCCTACAAATGGTAGTCAAGAGGAGATAATGCAATGGTATGCTACTAATCAACCTCAAGGTGCAATACAACCTCAAGGTTCAATAAGAGCAACAGAGGACGATTCTTTTATGACTAAGCTACATGCTTTTGCACAAAATCCTTTTACAGTTGCAAAAAATTTGTATCAAACAGGAGGAGAATGGACAAACGGAATAGGCGGAGCTATAGACGCAGGTGTTGTAGAAAGAGAAGCTTTTGATTTACCAATTGACTTAATTAATTTACCTGGTGCAGTTTCTAAAGTAACACAAGGAGTTCAAAAAGGAGACTTGGGTAAAACTGCATATGGAGCTTTACAAGCAATACCTTACGCAGGTACTATTGGAAAAGGATTAAAAGGTTCTATGAAAGCAGTTAGTCCTTATTTAGATGACGCAGCAAATGCTGTAGCACAATACGGGGATGACGCAATGCATGCATATAAAAATGTGGCAAGTAAAATAATGCCTGGTCTAGATAAAACAACTGCAAAGCTAACTGCAAAGATGGGTGTAAAACATGCTCCTGATATGGTTAAAAATGTGGCAGCTAATTCTTCTTTTAGTCCAAGTAGTTTTTTTCCTACAGCTATGGCACAACCAGCACCTACTATGAATGGTTACGCTCAGAACCTACAGGATGATCCTGCTTTTAGCATGGAGGGTCCTTTAAGACCACAACCGGAAATGCAAGCTGGAGGAATGGTAAATACTATGACAGGTCTTACGCCAGCTATGATTGGAGCAGGTTCTGATTTAATAAATAGAATGAAAAAAATGGATCCAGAGGATTTCTTAATCCCTCAGTCTATACAAAATATGATACCATTAAACGTAAGAGCTTTTGCAAATGATTTAATGGGCAACGATAGTGAAATCAATGAAAGACATTTAAGTCAAGCAGAAAAAGACGCGCTACAAGGTGCAAGAGAAAAAGCAGAAAAAGCAGGTAAGAGTTTTATAGAGTACGGAGACTATGATACAGATAGTCAATATGGAGATGTTGGAGGAAATCCAGATGATACTACAGCAAAACTAGCGTCACGTTTATTAGACCCTAACTACTCAGCAAAAACTACGTTTGGGCAAATAGGATTTAAAAAGAACGAGGACGGAACGTACACTTATACAGATAAATATAATTTTAACAACGCTAAAGAAGGCGGGATGGATGGTTTTAGAAAAGAACTAAAAGAAAATCCTGATCTTACTGCATACCAAAAACTTAGAAAGCTTGCCGAGTATAAAGGAAGTGGACCAGGTGAAGGAGCGGATGTTAATATAACCTTTGGTAACGGAGGTAAAACAAAACCACAATATGGTATAGGAGGATCTCCGGGATACATGGACCCTAGTACAGCTAATCAAACAGCAGCAACAGCAAATGCAACTGGTGCAACTGCTGCAGCCGGTGCAGGAGGACCTGCAGTACCTTGGGGACAAATAGGTCAACTTGCGGGAGGATTAGCTACACAACATGGAATGAGTGATGGTACTTATGATTCAAAAGACGCTGGTATATCTACAGGTCTTAGCATGGCAGGACAAGGAGCTTCTATGGGAATGGCTTTTGGACCTATAGGCGCAGGAGTAGGAGCTATTGTTGGAGGATTAGGAGGATTCTTTTTAGGAAAGAGTCAGAGAAAAAAGCAAATGGAAGAAGAACGAAAGATTAAAGAAGCAGGAATAGATTCTAAAATAGCATCAGGTAGAGCAAATGATGCTGTTAAATCCGCCGCTATTATGGCTCAATACCCACAAGACGGTGTAGACAATGCGGGTTACTATGCAAAGTATGGAGGACACATACCAACAGAGGAATCAGACTACACTGTAGAAGGAGGAGAACTAATGATGGCACCTAATGGTAATCCACCTAAAACAGATCAACACGGAAAAGCTACTAAAGTTGGAGAAAATATGTTTAAATTTACAGGCGATACACATGATGATAAATCAGGAGGTATTGGAGTAGCAGGAGGTAATACAGAGTTTGCAACACAAACGAATCAAGTATTAAATTCTGGGTTTGTATTTTCTGACAGACTTAAAACGGATGCTACAAACTATTTAAAAGACATTTAATCATGGCAAAACCAAATAAACTTACATACGCTGAGATAGCAGAAAAGCTTACTCAATCATATAATAAATATGATAAACAATTACAAGGAGCTGTAACTGAAGCTGAAAAAAACTCAGCTACTCGTATGCTAAGACGTGTATCAGACAATATGAATTCTCTTGTTATGGAGAACCAGGAAGCAGCAAATGTAATGGATCAAAAGAAACAAGCACCTAACTCTCCTAATCTTAGTATAGGAACACGAACCGCTAATGGTTATGCTTATGGGGGATTAGCTTCTATTCCTGACAGTAATAAAGGGTTACCTAAATTACCAAAAGGAGTAAGAAATGCTATGGGGTACATGCAAGCTGGAGGTCAAACTTTACCTAAAGGAGTTACTGAAAAAGACGGAGTTTATACTTTTTCAGAAAGAGTTATGGATGGAAATACCTACCAATTCTTTAAAAGTCTTGGAGGTTTAGATGCAGTTAGTGAAGGTAAAATATTAATGCCTGATGATGCTACAACTAATATGACATTTTCAGGTAGTAACTATGAAATAGATTTAAACACTAATAAAACAGTTAGTGTAAATGGGCAGCCTTATGTAGAGCCAGACCCAGATGCAGATTATTTAGGCAGGGAATTAAACGCTGATGGCACTTTAGCAACGCCTCCTGCTACTCCTACTACTTCTAATAGTAATGGTTTATATGACGGTGTAAAACCTAGAGACTTTGAAGACTTAATGCTTAAAGCAAGATCTATTACTGGTATAGAAGATTTTGACGCAACTAATCCTAAACATGTAAAAGCATTACAAACTGCTATGCTTAATAAGTCAGGAGAATCTTTTCAGTTTTCAGGAGAAGAGGGAGACATATTAAACGATGGTGGTTCTAGATCTATAAACAATGCGGGAGTAGATGGTAAATTTGGTATTGATACTCTTACAGCATTAAGACAACAAGGACTATTAGAAGGTACACCTGCAGGAATTCAAATGCCTAGTATGGAACCTACAGCAGAAATGATAGACATTCCTAACATGGCGGCTCCGACAGGTATACCAGATACGCCTTCAGAAAAAGGTAACTTTGGAAATAAGCTAAAAGATTTAGGTAGTAGACTACCAGGTGCTTTATCCGGTCTTTCTAAAGCAAAAGAATACTATGATAAAGCAAGTGCTATTAGTGACATGCAAGCTCCTGCACCTAAGAATTTAGAAGATCCTGTTTACTTAAACACACAGTACAATATAGCACCACAAATTAATGCTGCAGAAGAACAAACTGCATTACTAGCTAGAGGATTAAATGCTAATTCTACTAAAAGAAATAATGTAAGAAACAATCTTGCAGGATTACAATCTGGTAATCAAAGAAACTTTAATCAGTTATATGCTGATAAGTTTAATAGAGAATCACAATTGCAGAATATGCAAACAATGGCTAATGCAAAAGCTAATCAATTAAATAATAACATTATCTTTGATAACGAGAATGCACAGCTAGATTTTAATAATCAAAAGCGGAACGCAATATCTGATTTCTCCAGTGCTATTACAGGAGACGCAATGAACTTGCTAACGCAGCGAACAAACCGAAAAAGTCAAGAGGCAGCCCTTGAAGCATTAAAACCTTCATGGAATAAATACGGAGTCATGGATAGACAATACCAAGACAACGGTCAAAACACACAGCTGTTAAAACTTCTAGGCTTAATATAATAATACTATGGGATATCAAAGAGAATACTATAGAGGTCGAAGAGAAAGACGTAATCCATTTGGAGATCAGAACCTAGCACAACTAGGTAAAGTCTACGCGGATATACCTATCGATGCTATGCAAACAGCAATGACAGACCTTAATTCTGAGTACATCAGAAACAGAGATCTGCAAGATAAGTATGAATCTGCGCTAGCTTCTGCCGAAGTTATGGCAGGAGACGATGTTAAAAAACAACAATACATACAAGGATTACGAGATAAAGTAGATCAGTTTACACAAGACACAGACGGAGCATATGAAACGGGAGATAATTTTGTAAGAGGTTTAGCTAGAGATGTTGGTAACAACGAATGGTTATATAAAGCTATGCAAAATAAAAAGAAGTTTGAAGAAGGAGAAGCTGCATATAAAGAAGATATGCGTAGAGGTTTAAACCCTCAGTACTTTAAACCAGAAGGCTTTACTACAGAAGGTATAGGACCGGACGGTAAAACATCTCTTAATGAGTATGACTATTACATAGGTAAAGGAGTTGATATGGACCCTACTATGCAAACATTCTTTGAAGATCTAAAAGCAAACAAGTCTACATACATTGATGACTTTATGAATATTACAACTAATACAGGTGTAAGTAATCAAAGAGTGCAACAGGTAGTAGAAGAAGGTTTCCAAGGTCTAAAACAAACAGATGCATATCAACAAGATCTACAAAACAAAAGAGCGCAAGCACAATATACTGGAGTTCCTTTTGATGAGGCTGCCTATGATGCACAACGTAAACAAGAGTTTGCTGCTGTAGGAGAAAGATTTGTATATAATCAAAAAGATAGAAATCCTAATCGTGCTTTATTTAATGCTCAGTTAGCCGCAAGACAAAAAGCAACAAGTAATCAAGGTAATACTACACAATGGAGACAAGGAGCTATTGGTAGGAGAAACCAAATTGAAGATGAAAGCTGGTTAAAAGGAGGGGATGATAAGTTTTCTTTTAGCATTACAAATTCTAAAGTAAATCCAACATATGCAGAGGCTGAACCTACAATGCGTAGATTTAATCAGCCTATTGTCTATGCAGGTAATGATAGAACTACTGGAGCTGCTATGAAATCTAAAACATACGGTAATGCTATAAACACGCAAGCAACAGGAGAAGTTGTAACAACTCCTTTTGTAGTAGGACCTAATCCTGGTTATAATGCAGAGCTAATTAATCAAGCGTTTGAAGATGCTGGGAAAAGTTATAAATATAACTATTCTGCACAAAAGGACTATAAAGATGAGATGCCTTATGAAGGTAACATAGGAGGATCATCTGTATTTGCAGGAGGTAGATGGAATGATGTAGAAGGATTTGATCCTAAAACTTTAAGAGTTAAAGTAGGAAGTAGTACAGATTCTAAGGGTAACCCAAAAGACATTTATAGAGATATGAGCTATATTCTTATGGATGGAGAACCCGTGTTTGTAGAAAACAGAGCACAACAAGTTTATAATATTGCAGATAATGAAGGTAATTTAACAGGAGAGCAAGTCTATGCACAAGCCTCACCAGAAATTGCTTCTTTAGCTGGGTTTGCTAATGATATAGGATACAGCAGTATAAGCTTAGATTCTTCAGGACTGGTTAGCAATAGTGGAAATAGAATTCAAAACTCTATTGAAAAGCTTGATATGATAGATCCTCTTAATACAAATGCAAATGTTAATTATGCAAGACGCATTTACAAAAACATCAATAATAAGATTCGGGACGGAAAAAAATTGACACCAATAGATTTAGCACAGTTAGAACAAGTTGACAAAACATTAATGCCTCAAGTCTTCAAGCAAACATCTTTTGAATGGCAACAGAAAAACGAAAGCACCAAACCAAATAACACCTTTGATTAAAAGATGAAAGACATTAAGAAGTATCAGGGTGGAGGACAAATAGATTCTCAGTCACAGCCTGTAGATCTTTCTACAGTAGACTTAAGTGCTCCTCTATCAGCAGCAGAATTCAATAACTCTGATCTAAGTAATACTATAGAAGGAGATATTCCTTTAGAGTATTCTCCAGAGTCTTGGAATATAGGTGATGTAGATTCTACTTCCTATAACAATAAGATTGGAGGCGATGATGTAAACACAGAGTTGCAAAAAATAGGTATTGATTTAGCTCGTGTAGGTAAAGTAAAAAACATAAATGGAGAGTTTGAAGACTTTAGAGACGGTGATTATGATAATGGAGAGTTTGATAATGCTTCTTGGTATGATAAACTTACAGGAGTTGATACTGATGGTAAGTTGCTAAGACGTACTAGAGGTTTAACAGATGCTTTCTATGCAGACAAGACTAAAACAAAACCAGGAGACAAACTAGACTGGGATGCCTTTGCTTGGGGAGATATATCCTCTGAAGAAGGAATACAAAGAACAAGAGAAAAGGATAATCAAGTTTTATTTTTTCATGGGGCACAAAGATACCTACAAGATGGGACCTACAAACAAAATGGTTTTTATCCAGTCTTTGACGAAGAGACAGAAGAATGGGTATTGCAGGAAACTGAGCTTGATGAAAAAAACTTTTATGATCTTCA